GACCTAGCTACATTGCCGTGCTGATCTACTAGGTAGTACATGTCCTGTAGATCATTGGTTGCTATGTATAGCATTATCTCCACTCCTCCAGCATGGTTCGGTGAAAGTCCGGGAAGTGGTGGAAGTCACCATTGCGGCAGGCATCAAGGATGGTGAACATCTCGTGCCACTCACATGGGCAAACGTCCACCGTTTTGCCATTGTAGATCAGCCCTGCCTCAAACGTATCACGTCCACCTAGTCCACGAACAAAGGACAGCGTGATCGTGCCAGAGACGTAGATTTTGACCTGCTCAGCAGTCCACGTGATTGCTTCAATCTTTTCCATGATTAAGCCTCCTCATTGCCTAGTTTAATTACTTGAAGTCCTTCTTCTGCTATACGCAGTGCGTCCCGGTTCAGCAGCTCCATAACTTGCATAACTGTGTGTAATTTGTACTTATTCTCATGATCTTGTTTTTCATCCAGATCATTTATGACCTCACCCATCGTTCGCTGGATCATTTCAAAAGCACTTTCTCTCTCTTCAACAGCTTCGTATGCACCACACACGTGCATGTTATATCGAAGGAGCTGCATTTGCATCTTGTCAATTTTAGGGTGCTTAGCCATTACTTTTCTCCACTTCTTTTGCAACAGTGTTCAGCAGCACACCTATGGCGGTGTATACACCCATCCTATGCTCAGGCGGCAGCGCAATGCAGATGTCTGCGACATATTTCTGCGCGTCTTTTAGCGTGTCCCTGTCGGCAAACAGTCCACACTTCAATTCCTCACAAATTTGTTCAATAGTCATATTAACCTCCCATAAGTGCTAGCAAGCCCCAACTGATGACGAGCGTGATGATAGTAACATTGAATGCGACTAGTTGAATGTCTTCTTGTGTCATGATTTCACCTCTACCAATTCAAACCTTGCCTTGATTGCACGTACTGGTTTTTGCGTAGTGTCAGACCAATTGCGCATAGTCCTATAGTGCATGTGAGACGCGAGCCTATCCCAGATTTGCTTTTTGGTCCCTGTAACAGGTAGAGCGAATGTAAGACCAGCCCTAAGCTTCAAGTGTGCTTGATATACCTTGTCCATTTTTATTCTCCTCGTGATGTTTTACCGATAATGGTGTGAACGGCTGTTGTTTCGACGTTTCGTTGGAACCGCCAAGTAATGCCACCTAGTTTTACATCCCAGACAGGGTTAAAGTCTGTATCATCCACAGCGTGCCAGATGATATTGCAATTGTTTTCGTGATCGCGAATTACCATCTGGCCATGTTTGGATATTTCTAGCAGCGTAGCGTTCTGGTCCACCAATGCTGCCTCTATAGCTTGCCTCAACTCTCGATTAAGATTGATATTAATTCGAGGTTCCGTAGACATGGTGTTTTCTCCTGATTAGATTAGATTAGTGCAAGGGATATGACACATTGTTAACACTTGCATCCCAACACGCCCGACAATCGCCGCACGCATTGCCTTGATTGCGAGCGGGGCAAGCATGGCCATGCACCGTGTCAGTCTTGCGATGGACAGTTGAAGTGTGCAAGGCATTTCGTGGTGCATCGCCAATCATAGTTGAGCTTATACGAATGACCAGATTTGCAGGTACAAGACCGCCAGCATTTAGCCAATCTTTGACAATCTTTGCCTCGCGTGTCGGTAGCCAGTGGCGTATATTGGGCGTTAACCTTGCAACATTTGCAATTGCATCTAGCATCTCGACAGATTGCAAGTCACCACTGTCAAACCAGCGATGGAATGGTTCGTTGGTTTTCTGAAATGCACGATTGATCTGAAATGCCGCAGCGTTCGCCCATTGCTTCGGATTGGTAGCAATGGTTTGAGTCGCTTTTAGATAGTTGGCCATCCAGCCTTGATGCACACTAGGTCTAAGCTTTTCCAACTTGAGCGCATAGCAGCGATCACACGTGCTACCCTTGATTGTCGCAAGTTTGCCGCCAACTTTGCATTTGGTGGCGCTAATGGCAAATGTAGTACCCGGCATTTTACTATTGCCAAGTGACACTTTGCCAGCGTCAGCGATAGCAGCTTTTAACGTCATGCTCATGATAGTAATCCTTTGAGGTTAGGGAAAAGGGACAAACACGCTAGCGCAATGTATACGCTAGCGCAATAATTATGACAAACGGAAGTTGGCAGACGGACAACGGACCGACTTTTTGGGATATGTGGCAATCATAAATTTACCAGCGTTAAACACACGCCCAACCTTGCCAGCGTGCGTTTCCCATTTCGAAATAACAGACCGCTTGCGTATCATAACGCGAACAAACGGAAGCTTGACATGGATTGGCTTTGCAGACTTAGACATGACTATTCTCCTAGTGAGCTTTGGACATATCGGCACAATACCGACATGCTGAAAGCCCACACGCCATGTCGCACTCATGGCGTATGAGATATCAGTGCTTTCCACTTCATGCCATTGGACCGAGCCCACGCACCCCGTCTAATCGCTCGCAATCCTGCATCGACACAATGGTCCTAAGCGTAGCCGTAGTGGTACTGGTGACAATGGCACTGGTGGTATATCCGTGCTGCGCCAAGTACTTTGTGCGCCCGCCAGACGAGCTGGTCGGTAGATGCTATCGCGCCGTGCTACTACACGTAACGCCAGACTAATTGGCAAATATGGCCTGTAGGCGTCTGGTCGGTTTACTTTGAGATACCATCCGGTAACGGCGCTTGGCCCTGTCTCGTTTCGTCGATGGATGTAGAATATCAAAAAAATTCGAGCTGTAAAATGTTTTTTTTATGCCAATGAAATCAGTATGTTAGCGTTTATTGTTAAGTTGTTTTTCGTGGGTGATTTGACAGCGTGAATCGTTTGTTTTCAGTAGGTTATGATGCAAGAAGTCCAGGGTTTAGAAGCTTAGCCATGTAGTAAGCTATACAATAAAAAAAATAAAAATAAGTAAGCTTAGCCATAAGCTGTTTGATCTAATATATGAACGCGCGTTCTTTATACGTATATAGAAGCTTGAACTATACCATAAAAATACCCAACAACACACACGCAAGCTTAGCCATTAGCCAACGAATGCTTGCGTTCTAGCTTGCTCTTCGTATGGTCTAGTCTCAGCTTGTCATCATTATGCTAGCGTTTAAGCTTGCGCTTGCTAGCATGGGCGCGCATTGTGGGCAGGAAATGGGCGGCAATCGTGGGCAAGAATTGTGGGCAAGAATTGTGGGCAAGCGGCGTGGGCAATCGTGGGCGTTATAGTTACGTTTAAGTTAGCTACAGTATGGCTAAGTTTGAGCTAGTCGACTATCATGGGCGCTATGGCCAAGTTCGAGCCGCCCACGGGGGGAAGCGACCACTCAGCTATAACGTTAGGGTTCTCAGATTTTTCTGCAAAATTCTGTCGACTTTCTGAGAGCCTCGCTAACACTCGCTAGGAAGCTCGCTGACAGGAGTTTACATTGCAGGCTACCTACCTAGCCAAGGGTATGCAAACGCCCGTCAGCGGGCATCCTAGAGCCTCTGAGAGGCATTCTAATAGCCGGTGCTAGACCAGACCGGCATGTGTATGTCCTTCTTAGATTAATAGGGTATCGAAACTATGCTCCCAGTATAGAGTGTTCATTACCCCATTAATTTAACAGTTAATTTTAGTGAATAGAGACAGGAGGGTCTTCTGCTGCTGCTTGAGAGGTGTCTACTCCTTCGTAGTTCTCTCTAGATGCACCACGCTCAACCATGTGAATTGCTCCAAACTCAGGTTCAAAGAACTCGCCTACTACAGCCATGACCAGCTCAGGATCGAATGTCTTGCACGAGAACACATCCAGATACATCTCCCCTGTAGCGTCTACAAAGTGAGCGCAGATGTTAGAAGTCTCGATCAACTGAGTCAGCGTAAAGCCAGCTTTGCCAGCATCGTGTTCAGCAAAGTGAACAGCTTCTGGCTCTCCGTAGGCTTTCATGCCGATTGTGGGAACTAGCTTTTTACAGAAAGCGATAATGTTGTCCTTGGAGGTTATTTTTTCTTTGTTGCATCCCCCTAGATCGACTGAGAGATGCCATCCCCATGTGTATGTCATGTTAGATTAACCTTGCGCTTGTACCTCGATAGGCAGCGCCATAATTAGATTGAGATTTACGACCTGCTGCATGGTCCATGAACTTCTGGAGTTCACGATCCAGAGCTTCAGACTTCTCTGCTGCTATCCCTCTGTCAGCGTCCTGAGCCATTTGTTCGACCCAGTAGTTCACAGCGATGGCTAGAGCGTCCAATCGGTCGTCGTGTTTGAGAGCGCCCCTGTCGTAGGTGACTCGTGTCATCTGGTAGACAAGGGTTTTGGTGAATTTAGCGTCAGCCTCGTAAGCCTGAGCTGTCTTATAGTCATCTTCGATCACCTTCTTGTCCACTATAAGCTTATGTCTGCTTATAACTGGCTCTAGGGTGTCTATGATGCGTCTTTCCTTCTGGGTGGAGTGCTTTACCTCCTCCACCATGCACGGGTGTACCTTCCTAACTACAGGCTCAAACAGTGCCTGATACATGCCATCACCAAAGTTAGCTTCTATGATGATGTGGTTCACCAGCTCATCTTTAGCTATCTTTGCTAACTTCTGTAGGGTAGGCATGTCATAACCGCCCGGTAGACCACCAGCTTGTGTGACAAACAAGTAACCATTGAGCATCTTGACCACTGCATAGCCTGTTTCGTCCTTACCTCGTCCACTAGGGTCAATAGACATGACTGTTCCTGTGTACTGAGCGAACGTATCGTCAGCAGATGCTGGCATGTAGAACCTATCGCCAGCCATAGCTAGGTTAGGCAGCTCCTTCAGCTCCCTCTTGTAATCAGGAAGCCAGTTGATCTTCATAGGAGCCTTCTCTTTGTCTACATCCATGACAACTAGGTCTTTGATTTTCAGCGGGAACCTGTCTTCATCAGAGAGCTGAGTGTTCAGCATGAACTGTAGGGAGAAACCTGCACGACCGTACTCAGCCTGTCTGCCTGCTAGATCGATGTCAGAGAAGCGTTCAGGGTCTGCTGTAGTCCCTTCAGGACGCTTAGCCATCATCTTACGGATGTAAGGGGCTAGATTGTCACTATACTTCTCTGACTCGTCCTTCGTTGGGACTAGCGCTGGCCAAATACGTGTCTCAAAGGTCTCAGGGAGCTTGGCGTAGATGGAATCTTCAGTCTGGGGAGTACCCAAATAGATGATCCTAGCGTGTTCCAGTGGCTTCAGGACAGCA